GCCCAAAATGAAGCTTGGTGTGTTGAGTAGGTCAGTGCCGTCAAACCTCACCACGGGCCGACCGTTAAGAGCCTCTATCGCACCATTGCTGACAATGCGTGGTTGTTGGGTCGGGTCTGTTTGCGTGGCATGGCGACCATTGCCGGATTGGTCATACTCAGTTGTTATAAAGCCGTTGCCACCACCGACAAAAGTAAGCAGGGCCTCGGCGTCCAGATCACCAATCGCAGCAACCGTTTCCGGCACATTCCGCTGCAACAGCGGGCGGGCATTACCAACACCAAGTTCGACATTGACGGCGTAGAAGCGGATGGTTGCATTGACAACCTCGCCATTATTGACGGACATGTAGATGTTAGGCTGAATAAAAGCGGCGTTAGCTGCCGCTACCGCAATAGCCGCGCCGCGCTGCAACGTAGAAGTCACGGGTCCTAAACTAACCCCAGTCCCTCCTATAAAACTGCCAGCATTATTACATTGCTTTCCACGGACAAATAAAGCCCCGCTTGGCGCAGTGCCAGAAACAAGCCTAAAACCTATTGATGTTGTATAAGTAAGGCCGGGCGTCACAGGAGCGTGAATGGTTGGATTAAAAGCACCCGTTGCGCTGTGATTTAATTGCAGAAAATAAGCACTAGATGTTGTGCCTTGCCAACGCACTTCGACATAAGGCTGGCCAAACTCGGTTCCGGTCCCCGTGACAGTCATGGTCACGCCGGGCGCAGTAGACCCACTATCATTGTTAATCGGGATCGCCGCAAGGTTAGTGCGTGTTTGCGTTGCCGTAGCAAAGCCCCTATTGGCCTCGGCGTTGTCCGATGAGCGGCGAACGCGACAAGCCAAAGATGCAGCCGAACTCAGCCGACGCGGGCTGTATGCCGCAGCGGCGGTGATGCCAAGCTCATCCAGCACACCAACAAACGGCGCGGGCGGGTTATCACCAGTGCTTCGAGCGACAGGCCGACCAAGCGGCCCACCTACAGGCCGCGCCAGACTAAGCGCAACAGTCATACGTCAACACTCCGAAGCCGCGCATGGACCGAAACCCCAGTTCCGCCCGTGATCGTCGCGCGATACTGCCCAGCAGGGATCGACACGATCACAGCGCCAGCCGCCGTGAACGCCACAGGCCCCGCGCCGTCGCGCACATCGATCCAGGTGACGTTATCAGCGCCAAGCATCTGAAGGCCCACAGTCGCGCCGCCGAACGTCCCAGCCGCGTCAAAACAGTAATCGCCGCCGAATGCGATGGGAGATGCAGCGCCAGTGACAGAGGCCGCATTGAGAAGTCGAGTGTTGATCTGTTGCTGCATGGCCCAACCTATTTGAAGCATGGGGCGACCGAAGCCGCCCCACCGTTTCAGATGTCGCCACGGGCAGGCATAACCCAATCGGGTTCAGCCGTGCCGAGAGCGGTGTTGATCTCGTTCTGCACCCGAACAGGTTCAGGCGCATCAGCGAACGGCGCAGGCTTCGGCTTCGGTCCCGGCTTCGCCTTCGCAGGCTTTTCCGGTTCAGCAGCAGCCGGTTCCGCAGGGGCCTTGCCGACGATCTCCACCCACGACGGGCGCAGACCTTCATCGGCCATGATCTCATCGGGAACGTCAAACACGTCCCCGATGTCACGGATCATGCGGCCATAGTAACCGCGCGAAACTGCGATGACCTTAGCCATTCGTTTGCGGCCCGGTCAGCGAGATGCCAGCCGTGATACGGCCCGTGGTCGGCGCGGTGCCAGCGATCGTGTAGAGCAGGCGCATGTAACGCTCATTCGTCCCGCGCGGCACGTTGTCCACCAGTTGCGGGAACGAGAACCCAGCCACCAGTTGCGCCAGCGGGATCGCCGGGGAGACAGCCACAGTCGTCGGAGAACCGAACGCGCTGTCTTCATCCACTTGCACCGAGATCGTCAGCGACGTGAGGTTGTTGAAGCTCTCCACCACCTGCACATAGAGCGGCACCGCGCCGCCCGCGCCGATGTCGCGGATCACACCAGACCCGCGCGGGGACAGATCGATCTGATCGACGGAACCAGCCGTGGCGGTAATCGCCTGACGATCAGAGAAGAGGGTTTGACGGTCGAGGATCATGATATGACCTTTCAGATTTCAGTAGGCCAACGGCCTGTTCATGGGTTGGAAGGGGCGACCAAAGCCGCCCCTCATTCAGATCAGACCATCGCAGGCAGGGACGCTTCGGTGTTCAGAAGCGCATCAGTTTCGCGGATCGGGATACCGCGATACATCTTCACTTCCTTGCCTTCGACCGTGGCCGAGGACAGCGCGACCGTGTTGTTCCGCGCCGTGGTCAGCGCCCGGTCAGTGGACTGCGCTTCCAGCACCTGCATGACATCGGTGTTCATGTAGATGGCGATCCGGCTTGCCAGACCGTCGCGGCGACGGGAACGCAGGCGGTAGTAGGCATCACGCATCAGCGCCCACAGATCGACCGTGCCAGCCAGCATGTCGGACACGTCGATATTCGCCACGCGGGCGTTGTAGCGCCAATCCTTGACCGTCAGGCCCATATGCCATTCATAGGTCGCGACCTTGGCATAGTAGGTGTTACCAGCCGCGTCCAGAACAGGCTCTTCGCCCTTGTCCTGCATCGTCACGCCAGCCGTGGTGCCCTCGGGATAGATCAGCGAGGTCGCATGATCGCCCCAAGTCACGAACCAGATCGACGTGTTGTCGGAACCGCGACCGCCGCCGTCCACCACTTGCACATCAGCGCGGCGAGGCGCACCGGCCTTCACGCCAGTGTAGAAAGCGTCATACCGCGCGCCGAGGCCACGGAAGCGTTCGGGCGTGGTGGCGATGTCGTGGTAGAACAGACCAGTCGCCATTTCCTGGTTCATGGTCTCGAAGAACGGCGCACTGTCGATCAGGCGCTGTTTCGCAGGGTCTTTGGCCAGCTTCAGCAGGCGCGTGTCGATGGACGAGCGGGCTTCAAGGAAGCCGGTCGTGTCGTCAACTTGCTGCATCGTGGTCTTCGACTGCGGAACACCCTGATAGAGACGGCCCCAAGTGGCGGTCGGAAGGCCCGTGCGGATCATGGTGCGTTCAGTCGCGCCCATGTTGCAAGCCCGCGCGATGGCGTCATCAAGGATCGGGTTGTCAGCAGCAAGAAGTTCGATCACCTGCCCAGGGCCGGAAGCCTTGTGAGCATCGATCAGTTGCGGGAAAGTTTGGCCGATGATGGGCATTTATTTAACCTTTCGGTGCGTCAGACGGGAACAAGGTGTAAGCAGCTTCAGCGGGTTTGCCCGCCCCACCTGCCCCACCGCTTGCCGGGTTGTCTTCCGCGATCATGGCCCCGGCCTTTGCCATGAAACGGATAAGTTCAGGATGGTTGCCGCCACCACTCGCATTCAGATATTCCTTCAGCGCAGGCGTTCCGAGACGATCCACAGCGCGCCGCGCGGCCAGAACCGACCCATCCCATTTGTCGCCGCCGATCTCGGGGTCTTTCTTCGCGGTATCGGCCCAGCCTTCCATGATCTTCCCGAAGTCTTCCGATTGCTTCGCAGCCCGCGCCTGTTGAATGCCGATGTATTTGTCCACCAGCTTCTGCGCTTGGGCATGTGTCAGGCCAAGTTCCTTGAATTCAGGCCCAAGGGCTTCGGCCAGTTCGGTATCCAGATCGACGCCATCAGGCATCTTCAGATCATACTTCCCGTCTTCGGGAACCTTCGCAGCCGGATCATTGGCAGGCGGCTTGGTCTTGTCGTGTTCGGCCTTCGCAGCCGCGTTCTCTTCAGCCGACTTCGCAGGATCGTCCTGATATTCCTTCCACTCGCCAGCGGGAGGCGCGGCAGGATCGGCGGGCTTCTGATCACCGGCAGGCGGATCGGCGGGCTTGTCAGTCGGGAACAGCACAGACCCAGCTTCGGGCGCAGCAGCAGGCGCGGGATCAGCAGCGCCACCAGCGCCACCTTCAGCATTCCATACCGGCGAGATCATCCAGTTACGCTTCATCATCGTCTTCCTCATCTTGCGCCATTGCAGCGCGTTCCATTGCCTTCAGATCGGCCATGTCCAACAGCAGGCGCGGATAGGTGCGGGGATCGATCTCATCCAGCACACCGATCAGCCGCCGACCAATCGCCTGTTGACCAAGCACATAATCAGTTGCCGACCTGTCACC